TCTCGCCATTCAGGCACCCAGGGAGGTGAAGATTGAAGTGAAAGGAAGCGAAGGCGAGGCAAATACGCGAAAAGTGAGCGTTTCTGCATCTTGAGTGTTTGCAAAACGCAAACGAACATTCGATAATCACACCGAGCGCCGCGCAAGACGTGCGGTTTCTAACAACCCGCATTGAGGGCAGGCGCACATGGGCCAGACTGTAATCCCCTTCGGTGATCCGAAGGCAGTAAAAAAATGGTCGGGTAAACTCTTCGTAGAGACGACCAAAAAGAGCTATTTCGAGCGTTTCATCGGTAGCTCTGAAAACTCCATCATCCAGCGCAAGACCGAGCTGGAATCCGACGCGGGCGACCGCATCAGCTTCGACCTTTCCGTTCAGCTGCGTGGTAAGCCGACTTCCGGCGACAACCGCCTGAAGGGCAAAGAAGAAAGCCTGAAGTTCTACACCGATGAAGTAATCATCGACCAGCTGCGTAAATCCGTATCCGCTGGCGGTAAGATGACCCGTAAGCGTACCGCGCATAACCTGCGCCAGGTCGCGAAAGATCGTCTGTCCGACTACTGGGCGCAGTACATCGATGAGCTGCTGTTCATCTATCTGTCTGGCGCTCGCGGCATCAACGAAGACTTCATCGAAGAAGCCGATTACACCGGTCACGCTGGCAACGAGCTGCGCGCACCGGACTCCGATCACATCCTCTTTGGTGGTTCTGCGAAGTCTAAAGCGACGCTGACCGCTGACGACAAGATGACCCGTAACCTCATCGAACGCGCGTCTGTGAAGACCCGCATGATGAGCGCTCGCAACCCGCAGGTGGCGAACATGAACCCGGTCACGGTGAACGGCGGTAAGAACTACGTCGCTCTGATGACCCCGTTCCAGGCGTATGACCTGCGTACCGACATGGGTACGGGTAACTGGCTGGACGTGCAGAAAGCTGCCGCCGCTGCCGAAGGCAAGAACAACCCGATCTTTAAGGGTGGCCTGGGCATGATTAACGGCATCGTGCTGCATGAGCATGAATCCGTTATCCGCTTCAACAACTACGGCGCATCCGGCAACGTCAAAGCGGCCCGCGCTCTGCTGTTGGCCCGCCAGGCAGCTGTTATCGCCTACGGCACCGCTGGCGGTCTGCGTTTCACCTGGAAGGAAGAAGTTGACGACTTCGGCAACGAGCCGGTTGTCGCAGCTGGCACCATCCTGGGTGTGAGCAAAACCCGCTTCAACGGCCGCGACTTCGGTATCATCGCTATGGATACCGCCGCGACTGACCCGAACGACGTGACTGCGTAAGGAGCTATCATGGCTGTGTTTCAATCCGTTTGGGCGCTGGAGCTGGTTCAGACCTACCGCCCGCAGACTGCCGGTGCTGTTCACTCGCAGAAGTTCTACTTCGACATCCCGGCCGGTGGCTTCGCCGCGAACGACGTGCTGGAGCTGGGCGTTCTGCCGCCTTACGCCACCATTGTCGGCGCAAAACTGGTTCCGATCGGCTCCCTGGGCGCGGCTACCGTCGATGTTGGCCTGATGTCTGGCGACCTGGGCGACCCTTCCACCAGCCGCGTAGTTGGTAACGAGCTGTTCGCAGGCGCTGCCCTGACTGCCATTGTGCAGCTGAGCAAGCCGGATGCTTTCGTTATCAAGGCGACCGAGAAGGCGCGCAGTATCGGCGTGAAGTTCTCCGCAGCCGTCGCTGCCGGTGAAGGCAAACGCCTCATGCTGATCCTGGACTTCGTTCAGGGCTAACGGGAAGGGGGCTTTATGCCCCTTTCTCTCGTCTTATCCCATTCCGAGGATTTCACATGAAAATCGAAAGCCTGATCCGTCGCCCGCAAGGTACGAAGGTGGAGCTGGACAATGTTCAGTACCATTTCAAGCCGGAAGGTGATGACCCGCGCCACGTCGCTGATGTGAAGCGTGGAGAGCATGTGCGTACCTTCCTGGGCATCCCTGAGGGTTATCGCCCGTTTGAGGGTGAGAAGGTAAGTGCCTCACTGCAAAAGAAAATTGACGAAGATACCGAGCTGAAAGGCTCCACGGTTCACGCCGCTGTATATGACATCCACGGCGAAAAGGTCGATCTCGAAAGTCTGGTGCTGATGTCCTTCGATGATTCCGGCCTGTCCCGCGAAGAGTGGAACGAGCTGGATGACCAGAAGCGCTATGTCTACATCGACAAAACGCTGGCCTCCCTTCAGGGCGAAAGCAAAGACCCGATCGAGCAGGTGCCTGAAGACAGCCCGATGACCGGCGAAGGCTACCCGGCACCGGAAGAGGGCGGCAAATCCACTACCGAGCTGACCGCCACCACTGCTGAGCAGCTGGAACGCGCCAAAGAGGCTGAAGGCGACAAGCCGAAAGCTGACGGCGAGCAGTCCGAAGAGCTGGATCGTGATGCGCTGGTTGAAAAGTACGTGGCGAAGTTCGGCAAGAAACCTCACCACAGCATGAAGGCTGAGCGCATTCAGCAGATCCTGGAAGAAGACGAATAATCAGGGGGGTGTATGGCCGTAACTGATTGTGTTGTGCTGAAGGAAATGGGCCTTGAAAGGCTCAATCAGGCTATCTCTGAGGCAGTGGCTGACGGCTACGCGCCTCAGGCAGGCGTCCTGGTTATCCAGGGTGGCTGGTATGGCATGGTGATGGTTCAGGACGACGCTGCCAGTGTTACCGGGTGCAAGGTTGTCTCTGCCGATGGCTTTGAGCGCCTGGATGAAGTTATCAAAGCCGGTGTTGTTGATGGCTATACACCTCAAACCCGCATCTTGCAGGCTGAGAACGATAACTGGCTGGTCACTCTGGTTAAGGGCTCTACCGGCGGTGGCGGTGGCGGCGGTTCGGTCGCCTGGGGTGATATCACCGAGAAACCGGCGACATTTGCCCCGACGATCGGCACGACGGCCACCACGGCTAAAGCCGGAAACTATGCGCCTACGACCGATGAAGTTAACTGGGCGATGCGCCAGAATGCACCATTGTTCCAGACCGACTGGAATGAGACGGACTCAGGGGTAATTCGCTTCTTCAAGAACAAGCCAGCCATTATCGCTGCCGGTGCCACGCAGGCTGAAGCTCGCGCCGCCATCGGTGCGGGCATCGGTAACTCAAACCTGGTCATCGGCACCACTGCCAGCCAGGCGAAGGCCGGTAACTGGAAGCCCACTGCCGCCGATATCACTGATGCCGGTGCGTTCGGTCGCCAGCTTCTCCAGGCCGCAGACCAGGCCGCAGCAAAAACCCTCCTGGGCATTTCCTGATGCAAGGGCGTTCGCGCCCTTTTTACAACGCTTGAACATGGTGGCCTATGAAAGCCAGTGAACTAATGATGCGCGCCAGTCTCATTCTCCAGGATGAGGATTACACGCGCTGGACAATGACAGAGCTGGCCCGATGGGTAACTGACGCACTGCGCGAAGTGGCGCTGTATGTTCCCACCGCGACCGCACGTAACATCGTCATTCCCCTGGTGGAAGGCACGCGACAGACCCTGCCTAAAGACTGCGCTCAGCTGCTGCGCGTCGTTCGAAACGTCGATATGGAAGGGGATAACCGCGTCGGCAAAGGCGTCATAACTATCGTTGACCGCCGACTGCTCGACTCCCAAAACCCCAACTGGCACGACGGGCAGTATCAGCGCTTCAAGCCATACGCCCGGCACTTCGTCTTCGATGAGACGGATCCGCTGACGTTCTATGTCTGGCCGGGCAACGATGGCACAGGAAACATCGAGGCGGTCGTGTCTGTCATCCCGAAAGCCGTGGTTGCTGACGAGGGCAAAGACCCGGAAAGCATCGATTCCTACAGCATGACGATCGACATCCTGGATATCTACGCGAACCTGATGCTCGATTACACCCTGTATCGCGCCTACTGCAAAGACAGCCAGAACGCCGGGGCAGCTCAGCGCGCCGCGCTCTACTATCAGCAGTTCACCAGCGCCCTGGGCATCAAGTCGAACTCCGAAATGATGAACAGCCCGAACTTCAAAGCCACCGGGGGTAACGCGTCGTGAGAGACATTATCGAATTGAGCCCGCACGTCCTGCCCTGGGCCGCAAACTGCCCTGAACCCACGATGATCCACTTCCTGCGCCAGGCGGCTATCACCTTCTGCCAGCGCTCGCGCAGCTGGCGCAGCGAGGAAGTTTATAAGCTGACATCTGCAGATGAAGAGATCGCGCTGGTGACGTGCGATGATTCCGTGCTTTTCGAGATTGAAAGCGTGTGCTGGCGCGCCACCGGCGATAGCGAGTGGCAACGCCCTATCGACTCCACAGCCTTCTCAGACCGCGATGACTGGTGGCGAGACGGAAACCCTCGCTACTACACCCAGCGCGTCCCTGGCTGGCTTCGTGTAGCGCCTTTCGGCAAGGGTGAGCTTCGCGTCATAGCGTACCTGAAGCCAGACCAGCGAGCTGAAACGCTGCCTGATTACCTCATCGAGCTTTACCCTGAAATCATCGCCGCCGGTGCGCTGGCGAAAATCCTGATGCTTCCGGGGAAAGACTTCACCGACCCGCAGCAGGCGATGCTCAAACAGAGCGAATTCGACGCCGCATGCGACCAGCATTTCCGTGACAACCTGAGAGGGCAGCAACGTGCCAGAACAAGAACAAAACCCAATTACTTCTGAGCGCGTCCAGGGCGCGCCCATTGAGGCGGCACCGCAGCATCCCCAGCGCCGCATGACTGCACCATCAGATAACAGGGATATCCGATAATGCTGGAATACTTCTGCAAAGAAAGCCGCGAGGCACTGGATTACACCGTCGATTTCAACCGCTTCCTGATCGGGCGTGAGTACATCATCGGGGCGAGCGCAGTCGTAACCGCGCCGGTGATCACTGACGATGGCGCAACGCTTCAGATTACCCGCGTCGGTTACACGAAGAACCAGGTGGCCGTGTGGCTCACCGGCGGCGAGAATAGCATTCAGTACACGGTTACGGTGACGATAGACACCGACCAGGGGCGCAGGAAAGAGCAGTCTTTCCTCATTAAGACTACCGGCACCGCTGGCGCGGTCGCTGTTGTCGATATTGCCGACACCACGGCTACCATTGGCTTTGCTCAATAAGGACAATTTATGAATACCGGTTCTGTTCTCGCGCAGTTCACCATCACCCTCAGCAAGGCGGTTACTGAGCCCGTTTCCGTCGAGTGGTTCACCTCTGACGGCACGGCGAAGGCTGGCGTCGATTACGCTGCAAACAAAGGCGTGGCGCTGTTCGCACCCGGCGAGACTGAGAAGAAAGTCGATATCCTGATTTATGGCCGCGCTGTCGGCACGGAAGATCGCTCTTTCTTCGTGGAAATGCTGCCGCCGACGAACGCCATCCTGGGCGCTGCGATTGGCGAGTGCATTATTCATGTGGACACCACTGGCAGCGAGCCGGTAACGCAAATCATTGTCCCGACCGGGCCGCAGGGGCTGACCGGTAAGAGCGCCTATCAGTCGTGGCTGGATACCGGGCATTCTGGCTCTGAGTCTGACTTTCTGGAGTGGCTGAAGCCGTCGCCGGAAGAAATTGCCGAAGAGGTAGCGCCGCTGCTCGATGTCGGCAATACCTCGCTTACTGCTGAGGGAACGCAAAGCCTGGGCAAGCCTGACGCTACGACCGTGAAAGCTATCGCGCGCCGTGTGGCCTTCGCTTCACCGGCCAAAATCGCGACCATTATTCTGGCTGACGGCGATAACACACTGCTCCAGAACAATCTGACCGGTGACGCGGTGAATTTCAGCGGCGCTGGCTTCGTGCCGCGCATCCTTCGCAATGGCGCTTTCAGTGTGCCTAAATGGCGACTGAATGCTGACGGTTCGATAACTGTGTTCGCGGCGGTGGCTGGCGATGTGCTCTACGCCGTGCAGTACGATTTCGTGTCGGACTATAACTCGCGCGAAGCTATCCTGTCGGTGGCCGACCGGTCATATTACACGAAGCACAAATCTTTCGAGAAGGGCAGCAATGCCATCAGATCGGCTGCTGACGCTCTGTTATGGGAAAACGCGCCAGCTGGGCAAGGGCCGTACTTCGTATGGAGCGGCGCATTACCGAAATCCGTTCCTGCTGGGTCAACACCAGCATCAACAGGTGGCATTAGTCCAAATGCGTGGATTGATGTGGGAGCCGCATCGACTTCAAGTGATCTCTCAGCCGTTGACGGGTTTGGGAAGATTGGTGGGGTTACTTATGCCGGTCTTCGCGCCTACTTCGGAATGGCTAAAACCATCCAATGCGTAGGACGAACAAATATTTTCGATGGCGCATACGGGATTTTTTATCGCGACGACAGCGATAAGACAAGCTCAGACGATGATGGCGTGGTTATTGTTGACGCGCTTAATCGCCGTTGGAAGCGTGTAGTCACAGATGATGTGTATCCCGAATGGTGGGGTGCTGTAGCTGACAATAGCTCGGACTGCTCACCAGCCTTTCAGGCCGCAATTGATTTCTGTTCTGGTAAAAACAGACCTTCGGTGAAGACTGGGTTCAAACTGCGCGCTCGCGGTGGACGCTACGTGCTGATGACCGGGCTGGTCTACACTTGGCGGTATGATTCCGGGATTGTTGATGATGGC